TCTGGGCGGGCAGGGAGATGTCGGCCGTCTCGAAGTAGGACAGGATGGGCTGCTGGCTCTGCCCGCTGATGGCGTCCGTGCCCGTCTCGTTGATCCAGAAGTTATAGGGCTGATTGAAGGTGACCGAAAAAGTCGCACCGGCGCCGGTGCCGCCGGTCACCGACACCGGGTTGCCGGGGACGCTCGTGTAGCTGCCTGCATTGCTGATCGCGATGGCGCTGATCACGCCGCCGCCGGAAACGGTTGACACCGTGACATCCGCCGGAACGGCGAACTGGCCCCCGCTCAGGGTCAGCACGTCGTTGGCCGTGTAGCCCGAGCCCCCACCGGCAATCGCAACGGCCTGCGCCGCGAAGTCCTGCTGCTCCACGCCCGACATCAGGGGCTTGCGGAAAACGGCAGGGAAGGCCCCGGCGCCTCGTCCGCCCTCGGGCAGGGCGCAGTCATACCAAGTGTTTTCGCGTATGTTGTAAATAACTGCATGGTTGGGCTCGGTAGACGTGCCCTTGGGAAAGCACCACCAGATCTCGCCAAAGCGGGGCACCTTGGTCGCGAAGACCTTCTGCCGGTACTGGTAGTTCAGGTTGTCGAAGAAGAAGTTCTGGTTGAGGTTGTTCTCGATTTCGCGCACGACGCCGTTGAACATCAGGAAGCGATCGCTGCCGACCCAGTAGAAGATGCCGTCATACTCGATGACGCACTGCGACGACATAATCGAGCTCTGCGTCGTGATCGTGTCAAACTGGAAGATCTCGGTTCCCCCGACGAACGAGGCGCGGAGCAGGCTGTCGGCAGACCAGAACAACCCAGAGGGCGCATTGCCCGTGCCGCCGCGCAGGGGGATGCCTCGCACGATCTTCTGGCTCGTGATGTTGGCGTTGCCGGATCCGGCGCCGACGTAGTCCGTCGGGTCGCCCGGCACAGAAAACGCCACAAAACCCTGATCGCCGAAGAAGAAGGTGTATGGCTGCAGGGAGACGATGCCCCCCGTGGCGCTGTAGACGGCGGGCAGCTCACCCCCGCCAGTCGTCAGCTCAGTCAGGTCGTTCGTGCCGAAGAGATCGCCGACGAAGAGCTGGCCCCCCGTACTGTTGCAGAGGCAGTCGAGGTTTGGGGCCACCTGCGCGACCAGCAAAAGGTCACCGTTGGTGTCGTGGCTACTGTCGAACTGCCACATGTTGCGGGCGTCCGCGACAAGGGAGGCGGGCGTCCTGTCGCTGATGACGGACGTGTTGTTCCCAATGTCTATGTAGAAACTCTCCACGGCGGCGGCCGACCCAGCGTGGACGTAGGTGAGCAGGTCGGCCGTGTAGGTGTAGAGCGTGCGCGCCAGACCCTGCAGGTACTTGTTGATCGCGCGATAGCCGCCCATCTTGCGCGGCAGGCCGCGCTGGAAGCGCACCCACTGCCCGTCAACGTAGGCGTCACCCTCAAACTTGGTGCCGTCGCGCTTAATACCCGGGGCCGACGCTATGCGGACGATCTCGTCTGCCATTAGCTGATCGCCACCGCAAAGCCGTAGGCGTCATCTGTGCTGACGGCTTCGATGGCCGCGCGGGCTGCCTCCGCGTCTACCGCCGTGAAGACGCCGATGCCGACCGCCGTGCCGCCCAGATTGATAAGCGCGCCGCCCGCAGAAGTGGCGCCCGTGCCGCCGTCGGATATGGCGATTGGCACAGAGATACCCGCCGTGGCGGCGTTAACGACGTCGGACCCGTTGCTGTAGAAAATGCCTCGGGAGCCCGCCACGACGTTGACCGCCGGGCTCTGAGTAATGGTCGCGAGGCCCAGCGTGTAGGCGCCGCTCGTCGCGTTATCCGCCCAATACTGCTGCGTGGTGGACGGCACCTGAATGACCATGTTGGCGGTCAGGACGCCGATGAACTCGTATGCAATGCGGTTGAGCTCGGCGCCGGATAAGATGTAGGGGCTGGTTTGGCCGGTCAGGCTGATGGACGTGTAGTCGAAGGCAAACACGGCATCCTGACCGAAGCCGACCGTGTACCAGCCGACGCCGTCGCTGTTGCAGACGGCGCTGTCTCCGGGGCGCAGCACCAGTGTCGCGGCTCCGTTGATGTCGTCGGAACCATCCGGGGTTATGGTCAGGTTGCCGCTGCCGCCATTGCGCGCGGCAAGGAAGAAGCCGTTGCCAACGCCCGCAGCCGCCGGGAGGCTAAGGATGCCGACGCCCCCGGTCCAGACGTAAAAGGCCGCGCGATCGGGCGATCCGGCCGTGTAGTTGCTGTTGAAGGTGACAGTCGGGTACGGCTGCGACAGGACGCTACCCTGCGCCACGAGGCCGAGACCCGCGAGGGCCGAGGCCTGCGCCTGAGCAGTCGCCGCGCCGTAGCGGAAGACGCGCCACGTTCCGGCGGCCGTGGTGTTGTCGGTCAGATAGATCTGCCACTGCTGGCCCTGCAGGATCGAGATCAGCGTGCCGCCGATGCTGTCCTTGACCGTGATGGTGTCGGGGCCGATGTTGTTGAAGAGCGTGGTCTGGCCAACGCCGGTCTCATTGCCCGGAGGCATGAAGATCGAGAAGGCGCCGGTGGGCGTCACGTCGATGATGCGCGCGGCGACGTCCGCAGACGCGTTGGCATCCAGAGGCCACGACAGGGTCACGTTCGCCGTGAGGGCCAGCGACAGATACGACACATTCGACGGGTAGATCGTCGTGCCGCCAAAGACCTGCGTGTAGACCGACATTTAAGCCTCCTTGCGAACCGTCGAGCGGTCCAAGATTTTCTTGAGATCTTCGCCGTTCAGCATAGCCGCCGAGCGATCGTACATGGCCTGCCAGACCTGTATGCGCTCGTCGTTCTTCAGGAACGGCGTCGCCTCCAGCAGCGTCGCGTACAGCAGAAGCTCCGGCGCGTACTCGCTGATCCAGTTGCTCTGGATAATATCGCTGAGGAGGGGCGGCAGCTCGTAATACAGAACCTCGAAGGGGTAGTCCTCATCCGGCGTCGGCACGATCAGCCAGTGGCTGAAGTCGTAGTCGCCGTAGAATTGCGGCGTGTCCATCTGGGTGCTGTCGGGCCAGTAGCTGCGCAGGTACTCGTAGCCGCGCGTGAATAGGAACGTGCGCGTGTCGTTAGTGGCGCCCGTGCCGATGTTTATGCTGATCGTGTCGCGCCAGCGGTCAGGCTTGTCATACACGGACAGGCCCGTAGTCAGGGTGCCCGTCACGACGTTGATGAAGCCCTGAATTTTCAGCTCGCGGGCGATGCGGCGCTCGGCCAGATTGATGAGGCGCGGGATCTGCTCGTAGACGACGGCATCCGAGGCCAGCGTGGCCCCACGCTCGAGATAACGCCGCACGTCCTGCTGCAGCGTCGTGAAGGTCATCGCGGTGGGGCTGGTGGTCATTTATCGGCTTTCCCGTCGAGCTTGTCGAAGATCTTTTCCAGCATCTTCTTCACCTCTTTCATGTCGTCTCGGTAGTCATCCTTCGCGACGTAGGTGACCGGAATGTCGCGCACGTCCTTGTCCAGACGCTCCACGGCCTTGTAGATGTTGTTGATGATCCAGCCGCCGAAGAAGGCGGCAATTCCCGTGGCTACGTTGTAGAGGACTTGATAATCGACGGTCACTTCAGGTTCCTCAGTTTGTAGACGGTGCTGAGGTAGACGCCGCTCAGTGCGTCGATCTGGTTGGCAATGGTGCGGTTGCCCTTGCAGATGCCCTCGTGATTTTCCTCAATCCAAGCCGCCTCAGTCTCGAGGTGCTTGAGGATGTCGTTGTCGGTCTTGTCGGGGGCGGGGATGGTGCTAATGAGTTCGAAGGCTCCCTGATAGGCCTCCACGATGTCGTCGAGGGCCTCAATCACGTCGTCGTAGAAGTGGCCCAGCGCCTTGTGCTGGGCGTAGGACTTGGTGCGCCAGTGGTTCCAGTGCGCCAGATTACGGCTGTGGAACACGCGACTGATGAGGTCTTCGATCATTCATAAACTCCCGTGCGGCAGAAGGGCTGCCTCAGCCTCCCGCCTCATGACAAGACCCGGCAGGATGCGGCCCCCGCCGCGAACCCATTTCCTGATTTGTTCTCGCGCCCCGGTCCAGTCTTGGGAGTTTACTTTTCGGCGCAAGGTACTGGTCTGAAGTCTACCAGTTCCGAGGTTGTAACAGAAGTCCACCAAGGCGTTTACCGTTTTGACGTCGCTGGCCACTTTTGGGCAGAAGCGCAAGACGGCTGGCAAGTACCGGTGCCGCAGTTCCGCCTCCATGAGTTCGTGGGCGGCCTCCTTGGACATACGCGCATCGGCCAAGGTGACGGCGCGCCCGTCCGCGTAGTGGGTTGAGCCGTAGCCGATCGTGGGGACGCCCGCCGGGCACAGGTACGGCTTGCCCCGAAACCCCTCAAACCGCTTCACCAGCTCGATCGTCAGGGTAAGGTCCACTAGATACCGCGCTTGGCCAGCGTGCGGTCGAGGATCCAGTAGTTTACGACGCCCGACAGGAGGGCCATGTCGTCCATGGACCAGAGCTTGGGCATGACGTCCACGAAGGGCACGCCCGCGCGCATCTGGCTGATGGCAAGGCAGATCTTCACCACGCCGTAGACCACCAGCAGGTAGTAGGTCATCACCGGGCGCACGCTGGCGGACAGGCTCGCGGCCCAGCCACCGGCCGCCTTAACCATGTCGGTCTGCTGCTGGATCGAGCTCTGGAAAGCGGCCATGGCCCCGGTGTCTAGGACGGAGTCCCGCTCGGCGCTGATTTCGGACAGCTTCTGGGCGCCTCGGGTCTTCTCGACGTCGCACTGCTTGTCGAACATGGACAGCTCGTGCGACCGCTCGTTTTTCTTGTCAAAGGCCTTCAGGAACTCAGGCACAAGGCGGAAAACGCCGCCCAACAGGCTTCCGAAGATGCCTCCACCCAGTAATTCAAACATGGCACTTCCTTTCGCTTAGG